CGCCGTGTCTTTGAACTGATCGTAGAGCAACCGCCGATACTCGCCCGCCGTCAACTGTTTTTTGACGTCGACATAATCGCCATCCGAGAGCGGCAACCGGACCCGCTCGGGATTCACGCCACGCGGTCGACTCATTACGCCTCCATCGGCCCGAGGGCCGCGGTGATCTGCGTGTCCAGCACGGTGATCGCCTTGACGGGCCAGCACCAGTAGCCACCCTTGCGCGGCGCGTTAAAGAGCAACGGGCGCTGGCGCAACTTAAACGCGTCGGCGCGCGTCACCGTGGCGACGAGCGACCACTGGCCCGACTTCTTCCCCTTGTAGATCCGCCACGAGCGACACACGGCGGCGGTGTGCCACGCCCACGAGATCGTCGCCTCGCCGCCGTGGACCACGAGTTCGTCGAACATCTACGGATGGATCCCGGCGACCCAGGCCGTCCCGTTCCAGTTGCAATCGGATCCGTTCCCCATCTCGACGTGCTGGCCGATCGTCCAGTTGGTCGCGGGCGACGCGACGATCCCGGTCATGGCGGCGAGGTTGGCGGGTGGGGTTGCGCCGGCGGGCGTGAAGGTGCCGGGGAGGCCGGCGGTCGCGCCGGTCGCGACGATCTGGCCGGGCACGGTCCACGAGGCCGCCGCCGCCCAGGTGCCCTTCACCGTCGGGGCCGCGAGCGACGCATCGATCGACGCGTTCATGTAGGCCAAACCCTGCCACTTGAACCCGGGCTCGGTGTTGTTGACGACGAGACTCAGCGTCCCGGGCGTGCCCGCGTCGGCCGCCTTCCAGAGCGCGAGGTCGGCGCTGTTCCAGAACCCGCTCACGTCACCCTTCAGGTCTTTCATGCCGGGCACGTAGACCTTGTTCGTGTCGCCAAAGCACGTGACATCTTCCATCTCGGTTTCTTCCGAGAGGGTCCAGCCGTTGAGCGAGATGATCTCGACCAGCGTCGTGCCGCCCGTCGGATCCCAACTGACTTTCCCGAATTTGCCGGTCTTGATCGACATGTGTGCTCCTTTTAGTCGCTGTTGGGGTCGCCCGTGACGCGAGCGGCCCCGTGGGCATAGAGGCGATCGATCACGGCGGTCAAGGCCGCGTCGTGATAGCGGGCGGTGATGGGTCGGAACGTCGGCGTGCCCAACATCCGCCCGCGGTTGTAGCCCTGATGGGTTGCGCGCGTGGTCGTGCCGTTTTCGTAGATCGCGGCATGGGGGGCGAGGTTCTTGACCTCGGCCCCGGCGAGCGTCCGGCCGCGGGACGGGATCACCGTCACGCCGCGCCGCAGGCCGCCCTCGACGTACGGATAGGCGTCGCGCACCGCGTCGGCCGCATCGAACGCCGACGCGACCAGAATCCCCTCGGCCTCACGCACCAGATCGCTCGTTAACACCTGTAATTCCTGTTTAAAGGTGTCGAGCCCATCCCATTTGACCGACAGCACGGCGGGCATTAGTCGAAGACTTCCTTGCAGGTGATCTGGGTCTGGAACGCTTTGGCGTTGCGATGGAGGACGCCGTCGACGTGAAACGTCCGGCCGTGGAAGTGGACGCGCGCGGCGGTCGTGATGCCCGCGTGATAGTGCCCGACCAGCGTGAGCAGGCCGCCGCCCTCGGCGATCGGCGCGCAGTACCACGTCGCCGGCGTGAGCGGCCGGACGCCGCCGGCGCCGTCGGTCTCGTCGAGCGTCACGATCTGCTGATACGTCCCGATCGCCATTACGTCACCGTCGGGTCGCGATAGGCGGCGAGCAAGTCGTAAATCTTCGGCCACGGATCCGCGACGTCACCGTCGCCGCGGTCGTTGTAGTAGTAGGCGGTCAAGAGCAGGATCGCGTGCGTGACGGGCTTCGGCGCGGTGACCGCGGTCCACGTCGCATCGGCGCAGAGGTTCAGGTACGAGAGGATCGCCTCCTGCGCGCTATCGAGTTTCTGCTGGACGTCGGCGTCATACGCGGCGTCGGTCAGATGCAGATGCGCTTTCGCCTGCGCGAGCGTCCAGAGCGGCGGCAGCGTGACACGGGAAAACTCCAGCGTCACGGTGTCACCGCCTCGGGTTGCGCGTCGGCGGCCGGGGGCAGGGGGGCCACGACCGGCGTCGAGGCCGCGCGATCCGCGAGCTCGCTGATCGGGTAGTACTGCTGTTGCAGGTACGGCATCTCCCCGCCGGGCACGGGGCCGAGGCCGTAGTAGGTGTCGCGCACTTCGTTGACCGACATGCCGGCGGCGATCGCCGTCTTGGCCGCGGTCGTGCGCGTCGCGGTATCCATCCAGATCAAGAGCGTGTCGTCGAATTCGAGCGAGAGATAGAGCGGGAGCTCGAGGCCGTCGCCCAGGCACGCCGCGATGCTCGCGAGATGCGGTTCCAGACACTGCGACTTGTATTGCAACTGCGACGCTTCGGCGTTCGCATACGGCGGTTGCTTGGTGCTGTTCAGAATGCTGATCGGCATCCCGAACACTTCGCAGATTTTTTCTTCGGTCCACCCGAGTTGCGCGATGAGTTCCGAGTCGACCGCCGACCCGCCGATGTCGTGGTAGGTCATCCCCTGGTCGGTTAACATAATTTCGCCGGTCTTGAAGTTGGCGAGCGTGCTCTTGATGCGCTCGGCCGAGGCCGGATCCAACTTCGTCGGCGCGACCAGCATCCCGGCGGGCCGGCCCCCCTTCGCAAAGAACGTCGTGCTGCTCGCCTGGATCGCCTGGGCCTGCGTGACGGCGCCGCCGAGGGCGTAGAGCGGGGAGATCCCGACCAACGGATGGTAGAGACAATTCCACCGATCGTGAATCAGGTCCGACGCGCCCACGACGATCGGCGCGCTCTCCTGCTGGAGGCCGGCGAGTTCGTTCGATTGCAGTTCGTAATAGACGCTGCCGTCGGGGGCGACGAGCGGTTTCACGCGCGCCGGGTCGAGGATCACCAGCGTCTTGACGACCCCGCGCTCGTCGCGCTCTTTCAGGACGTAGGTGTTGCCGTGAATGAGTTTGCTGATCATCCACTGCTCGTAAAACTGCTGCGGGGTCTGGTAGCGATTGGGCCGCCGCAGCACCGGCGTATACGCGGAATTGGTCGTCTCAAACCAGAACCCGTTGTCGTCGAGTTCGAGCAAGAGCGGCGGCGCGATCTTGGCAATGTCCTGGGCAATGCGCGAGACGACCCCGAACACGCTCGGATTGGCGAGCGCGTTCTCGGTCGGCAGCGGATCGTTCAGTTGCCACGCGCCCGTGTAGGGCTCGCGGACAATTGGCGACCAGCCACCGCGCGCGACCGTCAACAGGGACGAGACGCGCGCGGCGATGCTCGTGAGCAGGCCCACGGCCGGTTACTCGCCCGGGGCGGATTCCAGCAGCGCGCCGGTCGGCGCCGGCCACGCGACCGCCGTCAGGTACTTCACCGCGTTCGCGTTCGCCTTCTTCCAGGTGATGAACCGCTCGGCGCGCAGGGCGACGGTGTTCATCTGGAACATGGAGACGAGGATGGTCGTCGCGAGCGCCGGCGAATCGGGGGCGCTATCCATCTGCAGCGACGCTTCCGTGCTCGCATCGATCGTCACGCCGCCATCGTCGGCGAGCATAATTAACTTGGGTTGCAGCGCGACCACGTTGGCCCCGAGGATCGAGCTGGTGATGACCTTGAGGCCCTTGTACGAGCCGCCAGTGATGTCGATGCCGGGGAAGACCGGCGAGCCGTCCGAGTTGCTCTTGAACGACATCGCCAGGGCGTTGGTCGGGGACATCAGGAACGTCACGCCGTCGACACCGATGTTGTTGGTGACGAAATGCTGGATCAACGTCAGGATGTCGGCGAGCGGATTCGCCGAGCCGGCGGCGGTCGGCGCGCCGTTCGTGATCGAGGCCGGCGAGATCCCGGCGACGGCCGCCACGGCGGGGTTGATGAATTGCCCGTCGAGAAACGCCGCGATCCCCGCGACCATTTCCTTGCGGACGACGTCCTCGGCCTTGGGGCTCGAGAGCTTGATCAGTTCCTGGGTGAGGACGATGATGCCGGCGACCTTGGCCCAGTCGAGCGTGACACTGCCGAAGGTCAGCGACGTCACCGGTTTCGGTTTCATCTCCCCGACCCAGTTGTAGGTACCGCCGCCGGTCTGTGCGGGAATCTTCGTGTTGAACGGGACCTGGTTGAGGCCGACGATGCGGTCGATGATGGTCGCCGCGCGCATCAGTTCGATGAAGTCGTTCGCGATGTTCTGGTTGACGAGCGGCGCGGCCCAGACGGCGTCGGTCGCGGTGCCGGGGGCGACGGCGGCCTTGAGCGCGAGCAACACCTCCGGCGTATTCGACCAGTCGCCACGGCGCGCGGCCCACGTGGCCGGCTCGATGCCTTCGTTCTTCGCCGCGATGCGCGCGCAAACGGAGCGGAGCCACAGAGTGCCCGCCGGCAGGTTCGACTTCACGGAGACCTGCGAGTACGGCGAGACCACGCGGGGCGTGAAGGACGGCACCGCGGTCGCCGTGGCGATCAGTTGCCTCTCGGTGTCCTTCCAGCGCGCGATCTGGCCTTCCAGGCTTTTGGCCTCCAGGTTCCACGCGTCATGCTGCTGCGTCTCGGACGCGGTCAGGTCGCGCGACTCGTCGGCGGCCGTGGTCATCGTGTTGGCCATGCTCTGCGCGAGCACGGCGCGCTTCGATTCGAGGCCCTGGATGCGTTCGCTGATCGTCGGGTTCATAGCAGACTCCTGCGCCAGAGATTTCACCAGTCGAATGCTGGCGCTGGCATTGGCGGGAATAGTGACGAGGGACAGTTCGCAGATTTCCGATTTCGTGATCCGCCGCGTGCCGTCCCGCAGCAGCTCGACGCCGCCGGCCAGGATGCGGTGACCGATCGACACGCCCGTGAACAGACCGGCCTTGATGGATTGCCAGGCTTCGTCGACGCGCGTCTTCAGCGGCCCCGCTTCGTCCAGTTCCGGCAGCGTGGCTTCGAAAGCGATGCCTTCCGGCGTGCGGGTCAGGGTGACGCGGCCAATCGGTTGCTTGGGGTCGTGGTGGAACAGGAGCGGAATCGACTCGCCGAACGTGATGCCGGCCGGGTCGACGCTCTCGCCCTGGCGATCGAGTTCAGGCGTGGACGCAATGCCGCTGAACCGGCGGCCGGCCGGCGCCACGGACTTGATTTCGAGCAGGCTATAGGCGCGGTCCACGGAGGCCCGCACTCTCGCATGGGGCGGGGCTAGTCCCTATTTTTGGGATGCGATATTCCGTCGGCGAGCATTTTGCGAATCCAGTCGGCCATCGTCATCCGTTCGGCGTGCGCTTGTTTCTGGGTCGCGTCGAACTGCTTCGCCGGCAGGCGCAGCGACGTCTGCACGGTGGGATCCTCGGCGTCGAGGCGCGGCCGACCCCGCGGTTTCATCCGATGACCATCACCGCATACTCGGGGGCTTGGACGTTGCGCTCCATCGCATCGATCGCCTGGATCAGGGCGACGACGCCGTCAATCCGTTCCGTCGACGCCTTTTTCGAGGGCTTCAGGTTCCCCGCCGGGTCGGTTTCGACCGACACGTTCCCGACATTCCACCGCAGGACTGGATGCCCGGCGTGCCGCAAGGTGCGCGAGAGCACATGTTTTTCGAGCGATTTGGTCGCCGCCGACAGGCCCGCAAACGTCTGGGGCACCTTGACGAGC